CAGGCCATTCAGATAAATTTTCGATAATCCTTTTAACGTCGGGAGCGATATAGTCTTTTCCGTCAAGAACACACCGCAAGGAGTGATGAAATTCATCAGGCCCGTCAGCCCATTTGATATAGGTTTTTATTCCGTGAAACATAAACCATGCGGCAATACCGTCAGGAAAAGGGCTTGTGGTAATAACGGCGATATTCAAATTCGGGAATAAACACAGCAACTGCCCCGCCATGTAGGGAGTACAGCAATCGTAAAAATTACTGCCAATCAGCACATATCCAGGGTTGATTTCATTGATACGCCTATTCAATGCGTCTTTTTCTTCGTCAGTAGCATAGACATCGGGGAACCCTAACGCCTCAAGACGCTGTTTGAAATGGGGAAGCCAGTTTGTGTAACGGCTGACCAGCAGCGTACCACCCGCCATTATTCCCCTTCTTTCTCCCCTGATTTTCCGTTAGTTGAAATGAGGTTTTTGGGTTTATGCCAAACATCGCCCCAGGGTTTAGGCTCTTTTCCACGTTCCGCGAGTACATCGTTTATCGTTTTGATACCGGCGTTTATTTCCGCAATGTCTCTTTTACTTTGTGCGTCCTCATTCTCCGCAAGTTCGGGAATATCCCACAAATCAAACCTTCCAGTTTCTTTAAGGCTGAACCTCATAAAAAATTGGCTTTCGAGAATTTGCTCGAATTGGCGTAACAGTGGAATTAAAGTGTATTGCCAGAACGCCGAGTGTTGCTCTTTGGTATCCTTGCCGCTTAACGCCGTGGACTTATCGGAAATGTTAGCGACACGAGGGGGAATTCCGAATTTCGCCAATATCGTGTAAAGGTTCCAACGCTTTAACTCAAATAATTTAACAACGTCAGGATTGAATGACAGAGCCTCAAAAGAAGTACCCTTGCCGAGTACCGCAATCTTGCGCCCCGCTTTGACAGCGCCGTATTTGCTCTCCCAACGCTTTTCCAATGCGTCAGCTTCTTCCGGCCTAAGTGTTTGGTCTGTCTTTAACAGTCCTTGTGGTATAGCGTTATTTTTTAACAGGGTGGAGTTGGCTTTATTTGCGAAATAGTCTTGCTCAAGTTCGAGGGATAAAGAGACAAGAGGATTGACACCGCGCAGAGGGTTCCACGGGTTCCAATCCTTAAAGTGGATGAGCTCATCAGAAAAGATAGGTACTAATTCGGTTCCGGCATGGTAAAACCACCGCCGGTTTTTTTGAGCAAACTCTCCAAGCAACCCCTGGTTGCACACTTCCAACCCCTCTCCCTCAAGTTGGAGCTTTCGGGGATTGAGAATGTGCAGTTGTTTCGGCAAGCCGCCCGAATAATCGGGACCGAACCACCAAAACGCTTCGCCCTCAATAAACCACCATGCGGCAGTTTCCTTCCACAGATCATACCTACTGAGGCGTTCATTGGGTTTGTGGAATAAGGAAAAGAGGGGACCGCTTTTTAACTCAACCCCGTCCCTTTCGAGAATAAAATCCGCACGGGCAAGATTGCGTATCAAAATATTGACAGCAATATTTACCCATGCGTTGCAAAGAAAGTTGTCTTGGAAGGGGTCTATATATAACATACTAAAATAGTCATCATTAGTCAAGTGATTTTGAAAACTATTTGCACTTTTTTCAGTATGTCGCATAACAGTTTTTGTTTTATTGCTGAAAATCCGTTGGAGTAAGTTCATGATAACCTCTGCCCCGTGCGGTTGAATAACCGCACAGTAAAACCGAACATGAAACGAAGTTTCATGATAAAATCACTCCCTGCTGAACGTCAGAAAATATCGCATAACGCAGAGCGTCAAGATAATGGTCGTTTACCTTTACAATCTGTCCTGCCTCGTCCCTGCAATAATCCCAAATCTCCGACAGAACCCCGGTACACTTTTCGCACACGAAAAACTGTTTGCGTTCAATTTTTGCGTTGATAAAGTCGATGCCGCTTTCAACAGAATTATTAGCCTTAGTGCCGCCCGTTATTTCCTGTATGCGTTCCCCGCCCGCAGGGTCGCAGTACACCGGAAACACATCCCCGTCAAACAAGCCCCTTGCCGTAACTTCCTCATTAAAACTTTGAGTAGTCATGTTGAACGCGCCGTAATCACCCAGGACGTATATCACATCGCCAAGCCACGCAATTTTTACAAATGTGATATTAAGCCCGAAGTCCTGTCCGGCGGCGTATCGGTCAAAATGTTCAGGCAATTCATCAGCCCTGACGATCATCGTTTCGTCAAACTTGTCATAAATCACGCCTTCGGCTTTAACCCACAAACCGTCCCGGAAGCGGGCTTTTTGTTTTTCGGGAAGAACATCGAGAATGTCGGAAATATAATCTTCAGGCAGGTTGTCTCTGTTATCCTCAGGGTTAAGAAGCATGGATTGATAAAGTTCCGGTTTCTCCAGCGGTTCCCCGGTAAGAAAAATCCGCTTCAAAACAAAAATCTTGAAAGCCCAATGCAAAGGCGAACCCGGATTGCAGTCATAGTAAAAAAGGTTTTTACAGCCCTGCACCCGCATTGCAAGCCGTGAATAAGCGGTAGTAACCGCCGCATAGCTCAACTGTGAAATTTCGTTGAAGTAGATTGTGCAATACTCATGCCCAAGTATTTTATCTGCCTGCTCCCTGTCCCCAAGCCCGCCAATCCAAATTTCCGAACCGTTGAAAAGCGTTATCATACTTTCATGGGCTAAATAGGTGTAACCGTTTTTCCCGACCGTGTTATTGAGCCACGGAATTAAAGTCTCGCGCAAAACAGAAGAACGAGCGTCTTTAGCACGGTAACGGCAAATCAAATGGCGGCTGCCCGCAAACCGCAAAGCACGGTAAATAATTGCCATAACCAGTACGGTTGTTTTGCCTGAACGTGAACCGCCGAACAGCAAAATATGTTTCGCCCCGCTTTTCAAAAGTGAGAGGGCTTTACGCTGAATAGCCGTAGGCTTGAATTGAACCTTAGCAGCCATTACAAACCTTCAAAGTCAGAGGTAAAATTAAGTTCCCCCTGTTTCGTTTCGCCCTTGCCGTTACCCGCAACAAGCCCCGCCGCCTCTCTCTCCGCCTTGATTGCCGTTTGTACCCATTCGGTTATATTGCCTTGGGACAGTTCCGCAGGGTTCATCAAGTCCAATTTCTTTTCAACGACATCAAGCATTTTTCCAGTAACGACTCTATGCTTTTCGCCCTGGGCTTCGATTGTTTTCCGCAGCTCCCCTTGTTTCAGTTGTTCAATGTAGCGGTCGTAATCCGCCGCCCTTTCCCGCCAGCGGAATTGGGTACACCAGTTACGCCACACATGGTATTTTTTCGCCTGTACCGCAGTGTCTTTTTCTACAGTTTCAACTGCCTTGCGGATATTCCTTTCAAACCCTAAATCACGGAAAGCGCAGAAAGCCCCAAACGCCCCCGCACTCTCCCCGGCCAGCCGTTCCCAACTCTCAAAAGGCATAGCCTCGGCCTTCGCTTCCTCAATGGCCTTGTCAATGTCGGCGGTCATATTTCGCCGCCTATTTCCTGAACCTCAAGCCTCAAGGTTTCCGTTTCCCCAACCGTTTCGCCGTCAGTAATCTTGCAAGCGTCAAGCCCGCCGTTATCAATCCAGCGGTTAATCTCCGAAGGACGGAAGCGAACCGCCCTCATAATTTTTCGATAGGGAATTTCTTTCCGCAGAATATACCGCTGTATTGTTTGCTCAGTCAGTTTCAACGCCGCCGCCAATTCTTTTACCGTCAGTAAGATTTCCATAACAACCTCTGCTTCGTGCGGTTGAATAACCGCGCATTAAAACCGAATATGAAACGCAGTTTCATAACGCCCCCTCAACATGATTAAAAATCGCATTGCCAAGGGCAGAATAAAACTAAGGAAATGTATTATTTTTGGGTTTATAAAAAAGGCAAAAAAAAGCCCCCACCGTAAAAGCAGGGGCGAAAAAACGAAAAAGCCGTTATCTATGCGGATCTTCGGTTAGGCATTTTGACAATCTTCAAATCCTTTTTGCCTTTGGCGTTTTCTTTAGGCGGCTTGCCCTCTTTGGCTGGTTTCTTGCCGCTTATGGCTTCCTGGGCTTTTATCACATCGTTAATCTGCGTTGCGTCAATATGGCTGTACCATTCCGTCATACGGTCGGATTTATGCCCAGTAACACCCTGCACCTGTTGAATAGTCAACCCCTGCCGCTGTAATTCCGTATTTAAGAAATGCCGCCAGCAATGCAGGGAAAGCCCCCGCCGCCTTATTTCTTTTTTGGTAATGCCAATCTTCTGCAATGCGGTATCGAACCCGCGCCGGATATATGTTTGCGTAACCGGAACCGCCCCGCCGTCAAGAGAAAAAATATATCCCTTGCCGTTCTTCTTCATGAGTTTATGAAGCATGGCGATCATATCAGGCAACAGCGGTATATTGCGGTTCTCTTTAGTTTTTGTTTTTCCGTAGCCGAACTCCCCATATTGGCCGCATACCAAAATATGTTTTTCAAACACAAATTCACCCCGCAAGCCTAATATCTCCCCAATCCTCATACCCGTAAAAGAAGCCAGGCGGTTAGCGATATAAGGCAATTCCTTATCCCCCCACACTGTTTTATAATTTTTGGGGAATAGTTTTTGTACTTCCGCAACCGTAAGTATCTCCAGTTTCTTACGGTCATTTTTAAGCCTAAGCACATTATCGCAAGGGTTAGCGGCAATAAGCCCCCGCCGCACCGCTTCGGTCAACATGACATTAAGCGTTCCAAAAACCGTATTGGCGTAAGTATTCTGGTAGTGGATTATTTCCTCTTTGCCGTCAATAACGGTTTTTCGGTTTTTGAAACCCAACAGCCAATCGTTTACGTCCTTTTCGGTAATCTTGTTAATCGGTGTATCGCCAAAGAAAGGGATAATATGATTGGCAACATATTTCCGGCAATTACTGATGTAAGTGTCCGTTATGTCTTTGCGGCTTTCCTGCCTTGTGATATATTCAGATTCTCTCTCCCAAAAGCCCGTTGAATATTCCCCAAAAGCAACCGACTTGTTTTTTTTCGGTATCAGTTCCCCCGCTTTTAACAGCTTGTGGCAATAGTTTCTAGCCAGCGTTAGACTCTGACTGTTGGTAGTCCAGGGACCTACACGCTTACCGTCCTCATCGTAAGCATGGTAAAACACCACCTTAGTACCGTTAGGGTACGTCCTCATAAACAGGGTAAAATCGTTGTGCATACACAAATCCTCTCATTTTTGGAAATTGCTGACTTTTTTGTTTACGCAACAATTTCCGAGTTTGAAGCATACACGAACAGCAACGCTAATTCGTTTTGTAATAAGGATTTAGCAACGATTGGGGTTATGCGCACCTAAGGAAAAGTATTATTTTCCGAATGTCGCATACAGCCGGGACGTTATATG